TATAATATTTTCATTATAATCATTATTTTTTTGAGAGATTAAAGATTCAATATTTGGTCTTTCTTCAATATCAACTTTATTAAGTTGAGCAAATTCTTTAAACTCAGGTATTAAATAAAACGCCCCAGCATTTTTTTCAATACATTTACCTATAATTAATTCTTTAATTCTATAAGGTAATTCTTTAAATGTAAATATAGATTTTTTATTAATATCTTGATATAATATTTGTTGATAATGAACGTCTGTTTGATAATTAACCATAATATAATAATCAGGATTAAATGTTCCTATTTCTTGTATATCTTGATGTGATTCTCCGCATTGAACAATATTATATTGTAATTTTAAGTGTTCATCATGATCTAAATTTTCTTTAAATTCATTATCAGAAAATATAATAAATTTAACATTGTAAATTTTTTCTAATAATGAAATAGCCCATGCATCAGCCCAAAATTTTTCAGTTAAAATAACAGCTTTAAAATCTTCAAATGTTTTAACATCTTCCATAAATTTAAATTCATTTAAGCTAATTGATTTTTGAAGACTTTTAACATCATCATTATGTTTAGAAATGGTTTCTAAATTAATTTTTGCTTGATTTAAAATACTTTGTTTTTCTTCTGAATCATTTGTGGCGGACATTTTAATTTTCAAAACACTATGTTTTTCTTTACTTGAAGCCAATTCTTTTTTTGAATAATCATATTCACTTTTAATACCATCATAAATTTCTTTATATGTAGAAAAAATAGGTTTAGTAGCATTTTCACTTATTTTTTTACGTATATCGCTAACTGAAATTTGTTTAGATTTATATTCAGGTAAACTATTAAGAGCATCTTTTAAAACATAGAAAAAACAATGACCACCGCCTGGATTTTCTTTAATAATATATTTGTGACTTTTTAAAGCTTTATTAATCCATTTATCAGAATCTTCTTTTTTATAAATTTTCATTTCATTATCGGATTCTTCTTTTGATTGTTGTTTAATAATAGCTAAATTAGGTAATACACTTTTTTTAGCAGTTGTTTTATCTAGTTTTTTTTCACCTTCTTCGCCTTCTTCTTCATCTTCTTCGTCTTCTTCATCTTCTTCATCTTCTTCATCTTCTTCATCTCCTTCATCTTCTTCATCTTCTTCGCCTTCTTCATCTTCTTCATCATCTTCATCTTCATCTTCTTCTTCATCGGAATCTTCTTTATCTTTTATTGGTTGTTGTAAAGGATCTATAACTTCATATTCAGGGTCATTTATAGAATTAAAATAGTGATTAAATTCTTTTTTAGATAATTTATATTTTTCTAGAATAATTTTGCGCGTTGATTGAAATAATATAGGTTTATCTAATTTACTAATATCTACATTTCCAGTTTTTAAGTCAATAAGAGTGCTGTATGTAGTATTATTTGTTTCATAAAGACCTATTTTAGAGAAAATATTATTATTTTTGATTAAATATATATTAAAATATATTATATTATTAGGTATTTTGTCAAAATTAGGTTTGCCTAATACAAAAATGATATTAGTTTTATATAATTCTCCTAAATATACGGTAGTTTCATAGTCGATATCTGTTGTTTCTATTTTAGTATTTTCATTATATTCAATAGATTTATCAATTTTGGATAATACCATTTATAATAATATAGTAATTTATATATTTTTATATTTTTATATTTTTTTTAATCAACAATTGAAATAAATATAATTTTAAATAAAAAATATATTTATTTTTTAAATCAAATATCTAGACTTACAACATTTTTATCACTTTTTTGCTTTCTTTTAGATTTAGGTTGTTTCATATTTTTTAAATCTTTAATATCATCTACACTAATTGTACTTTGATTATCATCATTTACATCTATTGATTTTGTTTTCAAACCACTTAAAATACTATTAATATTATTATTATTGTTATTATTATTTAAAGTTGGACCTCTCATTTCTGGTCTAACTATTCGCTCATTTTCATCAATATTTGCCTGATTATTATTTACAGATATGCCTTCATTATTTCTTGCATTCATAATATCTGGTCTATTTGGAATATTAGGAACACGTCTGCTTCTTTCTGGCAATTTAGTTTCGGTTGGTGGTGGAGGAGGTCCATTATTAATATTTGATGGAATATCACTTGCTCCAAACCCCGGTGTATATCCTGAACTTGCATTATTATTATTATTATTATTATTAAACATATTGTTCATAAAACCACTAAAACCTGGATTATTTTGTCCCATAGTATTTACAGCCGCAGATGTAAATTGTTTCATTAATTCTGGATTTTGTCTCATAATATCATCCATACCAGGCATAGCTGATTTGAATAAAGTATTACTCATATGAATCATTGTAGCTGACCCACCTAATTGGAATAATAGTCGTAATTCAGGAGACATTTTAGATTTAGATTTATATTTTTCATGTAATTCAGCAAAAATATCATCATATTCATCAATATTTTCATTAATTTGTTCGCTCCATCCATCTAATTTTAAATCAAAAGGATCAAATTTATTATTTAAAAATTCAATACCTGTAATACACGCCATAAGCATTTTAGCTTGAAATTTAACAGAATTAGATTTTTCTTTTTCAGCAACTATAGATTCATATTCGCCTATCATTTCATTTAAGTCAGAATCCATATTATATTTTTTTGTAGTGGAAACTCCTTTCTTTTCTAATTCTTCAAATTTTTTTATATATTTAAATTTTTCGCGCAATTCTTCTTCCGGGGATAATTTTTTTTTTTCATAAATTTTTTCATCATTTGGAACATCATTATATGCTGTATATCCGTCCCAAGATTTCGAAGGTAAAGAACCAATTTTAGCAGTTTTTTTACCTATATCAATATCAATATCATCATCGGTTTCAATATTTTTAGTTTCATTATTTTTAGTTTGAATATTTTTAGTTTCATTATTTTTAGTATCATTATTTATTTTTTTTATATTACTATTACCTAAATTAAAATCAGAAGTTAATTCATTTAATTCATCTTCTAATTTACTAATATCTTCTATATCAATATTTGTACTTTTTTTTTCATTTTTATTTTTATCATTCATAAGTAATTCTATACCTGAACCAAAATTCGAGGAAGGCCTTTGTATTATATCATCAATATCATCTTCATTATCAGAAAATGTAGGAATATTAATATTATTCATATTTATATCATCGGGTTCAATTTCTATTATATCCATGATTATATTTAAAAATACAAATAATATTTTTAAGTAGTCCGCAATATATATATATATTTGAATTAATTGAAATATATATAAAAATATTAAATAATATTATTTATTTTAATCATATTTTGAAATATGAGATAATATAAAGCCTGTAACAATGTATCGGCTAAATCATCTTTTTTAGAGTGATTATTAAAATATTCTAAATCATGAAACATATTTTTTTTATTAAGTATTTTTTGTGTATATATAATACTTAATTTTTTCCGTTCATTATATGATAATTTTTTAGAATTATCAAAATATTTTAATTTATTAATAGGAGATACATATTCAATATTATAATTATTATTTAAAATTAAATATTGTGTTATCATCCCTTGAATAGATTTCATTCTATTAGCAATAGGTCCTATTTGATTTTCTATTAAAATTTTATCAATAGAATTAATTTCATGATTTAAAAAAAGTTTATCTAAATTATTTTTTAAATTTATACCTAAATCAATGATATTAATATCATTAGAACTAATAGTATCAATATATTCATAATAATTATTTTTATAGTATTCTATTATATAATTACTTATTGTATTTTTATCTGTTTTAGTATCGAAAGATATATTTTTTTCAATACAGAAATCTTTTAAAGATTTTAAATTTTTTTTTAAAAGTACATTTAATTTAGTTTCAGGTATAGAATAATTACTATTTTTTGTATGTATTTTACAGTAAAATATATTATCTTTTAAAAATGAAGCATTTTTGGAACATTTACAACAAGTTAATTTTTCATTTGATAAATTTAAAATATCCCATTGTAATATTTTTAAATTATTGCTTTGTAAAGAGTTTTCTTCAGGTATATATTCTAAAATTAATATTGCTAAATTTTTAATACCAACATCTATACTTAGTATTTTCATAATTTAAATATAATATCTATAATTATATGATATTATATCTTATATTTAATACAAAATATAATATAAAATTAAATTAAATTACAATTTAATTTAAAGCATTAGTACATATAGAATAATTTATTCTGTATAAATAATATATAAAAAAAGACATTAAAGCTCTCCATATATTTTCAAAAAACATATTTTGAGTTTTTTTATCTAATACAGATAAAAATCCTCTAACTAGATAAATTAATGCAGATAATAAACTTAATAATCCAAATATATAAAAAACTAAACAATGTTCTTTGCCTAAAGGTTTCATTAAAGAATCAAACATATTTATATAAAATATAAATATTTTAATATTTGTATTATTAAATTTTTTTTATTAACTATTTTTTTATGAAATATTAAATTGTGGTAATTTTTTATTAGCATTAAGTTGTTGTTTTGATAAATATATATTTTTTAAATCACTATTTTCATAACCAGGTGGTTGTTCCATAGATAATATAGAATTAAATATATATGGATTATTATTTAAATTTATAGTTTTATTATTATTTAAATTATAGCCACATTGATTACATGCTACCATTTGATTGTTTAAAATAATTTGATCTGCATTTGTTTGTAAATAATGTCTATAATCACTATTATTTTGTATATTTAATTTAGATTTCAATACATTTTCATAATAAGTATCATTTATATTTTGTTTTATATTACGTCCATCATTCATTAAAGCAGGAAAATTAGAATGGATATTATTTGAACCATTTAAGCAACTTTGTGAATACATTTTATATTATTAAAATAATATAAAATATATTTAATAAATATTTTTAATAAATATTTTATGTTTCTAATAATTTAATTAATTCTGATTTTTTTAGTTTTTCAGCTTCTTCATTATTTATTAAATTGCGCATAACTACCAATGTTTTTAAATCATCTACTTTCATTTTTTTATATGATTTTTGTTTTTTTTCTTCTACAACACTTTCATTTGAATTAATTGTTTCTACTTTTATTAAAGTTATATCATTTATATCATTTATATCATTTATATCATTTATATGATTTATATCATTTATATCATTTATATCATTTATATCATTTATATCATTTATATCAGTTATATCAGTTATATTTTTTATATTTTTTATATCATTATTATCATTTATATCATTATTATTATTTATATCATTTATATCATTTATATCATTATTATCATTTGTATCATTTATATCATTATTATTAATTATATTTATTAATTTTATATCATTATTAATAACAGATTCATCGGTATTTTTCAAATCATTGGATATATTAAATTCTTCTATATTAATTAATTCATCAAATTTAGATTGTTCTTTTGGATTTTCTAAAATATCTATTTTATCATCGCTAAATTTTAGACATTCAGAATGATGAGAAATATTAGAATCATCTGAATTTTCGGATTCATCTGAATCATCCGAATCATCCGAATCATCCGAATCATCCGAATCATCCGAATCATCCGAATCATTCGAATCATCTGAATCATCTGAATTATGTGAATTATATGAATTATGTGAATTATGTGAATTATGTGAATCATTAGAATTATAAGATACATTTTGTAATTTAGATTTATCAGTATTTACATCATCATTTAAAGCTATATCAGAAGTTTCATAATTTTTATTATTAGGCATTGTTGAATTTATTATTTGATAATTATAATTTTGTATAAAATTTTGTAAAATTTTTCCATGTTCTATTAAACTATTTTCTAACAGATTCAATCTTTTATATAAATAAAAAAATAAAAATGAACAGATTGAAATAAAAAAAACGTAAATCATATAATTTGTAATATTTTCAGTTATATTACTAAACATATTATTATTAATAATCTATAATATTTTTAAATAGTATTATTAAACGAATATATTATTAATCAAGCATTTCTTTTGGATAATTCAGTTTTTCCAAAACATTAAAAGCACCCTTTATTTTAGAAATACCAGATTTTAATTTATAAGTATAAATTAAATTTCCAGAAGTATCTTTATCAATATACATATAATGATTTTTAGAATGTTTTTTATTAATTTTTTTGCATATTTTTGTATAATGTGTTGTCAAAATAAAATTAACATTATTTGTTGATATATAATTTAATAATTTAATAGCAGCATTAGTCGCTTCATCTGGATTTGTTCCACTATATAATTCATCAAATACACAAAAATGATTTTTATCTGGATTATTTTTTATAATATCCAAAATATCTTTACATTGTCTAGCTTCAGCCTGAAATAAACTATCACGATTTGAAGTTTCTGGTATATTGATATAACAATGAAAATAATCATATATTTTTACATGTGCACTATCAAAAAATCCACATCCAAATTGCTGTGATAAAATTAAATTTATTAACGTAGATTTTAATAATGTTGTTTTGCCGGCTGCATTAGGTCCGGTTAATATTAAATTATTATCTAATGTGTAAGTATTTTTTACTATATTATTTTTCAAATTATCTTTTAATAATGAGCAGTTAAAAGATTTGCAAAAATTTGTTTTATCTTTTGTATCGTCATTTATATAAGTACAATAATTAATAGTATTATTTTGTAATAATTTTTGTATATTTGATATAGAATTAATATAACCATTAAAATTAAATGAATAATATAAAGATTTTAACAAAGATTTGTTATTATTTAATTTATAAAATGCAGTCATTATATTACCAAGGTGTGTAATTTTTTTATAATTCATATTATAGTCTATATTTGATAAACAAGAATAATATTGATTAAGTGTATTAATATGAATTAATGATACTTGATTAAAATTAGTATATGATTTATATTTATCAGAATAATTTATAAAATTATTAAAATTATCTATAGAATTTTTAATATATATTTTTGCAGTTTTTAAAATAGATAAAATATATTTAAAATTATTATAAAATTTTAAACAAGAATAATAATTAGAATATAATTGAAATATATATAATAGTATAGTAAATATAATATAAATTTTACTTGTTATAGAAGAATCAGAAAAATTTTCTATAAGACCTCCAATTACATGATTTTTAAATAAATTTATAATATGTTCTTTATATAATGTAAAATTAATATTATAACCTTGAAATTTTATAATAAAAAAAGGTATTAATAATGTGATTAATGGTAAAATTAAGGAAAATAATGGGGAACATATATTATATAATGATAAACATTGCATAACAATTTTATTATTATTATATTTATCAAGAATTGGTAAATCAATATATTGATATTCTAAATTAAAATTAAAATTATCAGATATATTTGTAATATTTGAATATAATTCAAAGTTTTTATTATAATTTTCATTATTTTCATTATTTTCATTAGTTTCAATATTTTCATTAGTTTCATTAGTTTCATTATTTTCATTAGTTTCATTAGTTTCATTAGTTTCATTAGTTTCATTAGTTTCATTATTTTCATTAGTTTCATTAGTTTCATTAGTTTCATTATTTTCAATAGATTTATATTTTTTTAATAAATTCTGTGTATCAATTAAAAATTCTTTATCATTTGTGTAATATTTACACCATTTATTAATTATTAATTTATCATAAAAATTATCAGGATTTATTATAGTATAATATAAATTTTCATCTAAATTATATGAAATATCCTCGTTATTTTTATAATTTTGTAATTCTAAATCATCTATAATATTTTCATTAAGTTCTAAACAATTATCAATTAATTCAATAGGTAATTTAAAATTTTTTTTAATATCATTATCAATAATTATAGAATCCGTTTTATTTAAATAAGAGTAAATAAAATCCATAGTTAATATATAAATTAATAAGTAATATAATTATGGTTTTAATACGAAATATATTTAGATTATATATATTAAAGACAATTATTAAATTATTATAAATGATAAAATATGATAATAGCTTGTTAAATGATATGTTAAACAATATATCTAAAGATAAAATAGACAACAATATTAAAATTTACTTAGATAACATTTTACTAGATATTAATAATAATTTAAAAAAATATATTCATAATAAAGATTATAAATTAAATATAAAATCTAAAAAAAATAAAGGATTTATTAATAATACTAATACTAATACTAATACTAATATTAATAATACTAATAATACTAATACTAATAATAATACTAATAATAATAATACTAATACTAATAATAATACTAATAATAATACTAATAATAATAATATTAAAAATATTGAAAAAAATTTATCAAAAACTGATATAGAATTAGATTTTATAAATTTAAAAAAAATTTTAAATAAAATAACCGAAAAAAATTATGATAAATTAAAAACAGAATTTATATGTAATTATAATAATATAATAGTTAACAAAGATATAGAATGTTGTAATATATTAAATTTAAAAATATTTGAAAATTTATTATATAATGACAGTGTTTATAGTAAATTATATAGTAATTTATTAAAGAATATAATAGATTTAAACGAATTAAGTTTAAAAGAAATTATAAATTTTAAAAAACAAGATTTTATACAAATATATAAACTGATAAAATATCAGGGCGGTAACGAAGAAGAAATAATGAAAAAAAATAAAGAAAATGATAAAAATAAAAACATGTGTTATTTTTATATAAGTTGTTTAAGATATAATATAATAAATGAAGAAGATTTTTATAAATGCATATTAAATTTACTAAATTTTTTTATTGAAGAATTAAATAAAACTAATAACAAAGATATATGCGAAGAAATAGTAAATTTTATAATAATAATATTAAATAAAAATTTTGATTTATTAACTAAAGAACATTTGGATGAAATTAGTGAAAAAATTTTATATGTTAAACAATTAAAATTAAATGAAATACCAAGTTTAACAAATAAAATAAAATTCAAATTTATGGATTTATATGATGAATATAAAAAAATAAATATAATAAATATAAATTAAAGTTAACATTAAAATCAAAATCAAAATTAAAATTAAAATTAAAATTAAAATTAAAATTAAAATTAAAATTAAAATTAAAATTAA